AATGAGAAATATATACAGATCTTTAATGGTTATCGTGGAGCGTATGGTGTCGCTAATATTAAGAATGCCTATGTTGATCCGGACAGCGGAAAACTTAAATTAAAACCAGGAGACTACCGCTGGAATTATGAAGAACTTAAAGACGATATTTATAACGACCATTTAAATGGTAAAAAATCTATTGGGATTCAGCCTTGTAATGAAGAAGGTGAAACTAAATTTGGACTCATTGATATTGATCCAGGGAACTACGAACACTTTGATAAAAAATTTATTATAGACAAAATTCAAGAATACAAACTACCTCTCATACCTATTCTATCAAAAAGTAAAGGACTTCATCTATACATCTTTATGAGAAAGTTTGTAGATGCAGCAATCTTAAAATCTTTTTTAAGTAATCTCCTTCCTCTTTTTAAATTAAAATCAGACACAGAAATTTTTCCTAAACAAACTCAACTAACTAAGGATCTTGAAAAAGGGGGATATAGACCGGGGCAATTTATTAATTTGCCTTATTTTAATAAAACAGAAAGAAGAGCTTTAAATACCGACGGGACAGAATTTACATTTGAACAATTCATACCCTTAATTGAATCTAATTTAGTTGATCCAGACCAACTCACTACTATCACCGATGGTATTGATAAGAAAATTTTTGAAGGAGCGGACGAAGATTTTAAAGATGGTCCTCCTTGTTTAGCTAGTTTATCCACCATTATGAAAGACCCTCAATTCGATGGCAAAGATCGCTTCATGTATAACTATCATGTCTTTGTTAAGATGAAGTACGAGGACACCTGGAAACAAAAAGTTAAGAACGCTCCTGTTAAATATTTTGCTGAACAAGATGCCAATGCATGGGATGATAAACTACTAAATGCCAAAGTAAGATCCTGGGCACGATCTTTAAAAGGATATACCTGTACTCAAAGTCCTATTAGCGATCATTGTAAAAAAGGAATATGTGTTAAGAAAAAATTTGGAGTCTTGGCTGGTTCGAAAGGAACCTATCCAGTCTTAACTAACCTTAAAAAAATAGAACTCGATCCTGAACCAGAATATGAATTTGATGTTATTAAATCTGATGGAATTGGAACAGCAACCGTTCACTGTCGTTCAGTGGAACATGTTACGGATCAACGTAAAAGAAGAAACGCAATAGCGAAGGCTGCTGGATTTCCTCCACCAATTATTAAAGGCGATGAGGATCAAACCATCCTAGATGCCTTATGGAAAACACAAAAAATAGTTAATCCCCCTATCGGAACAACCTCTAAAGAAAAATTACATGATGTACTACATGCCAAGATTAATGGTCCTAAAGCTATGAACGATGCCGGATTTAAAACAGGAACCGTATTAATTGAAGATGGACATGCTTTTTT